TAGCGCAGGTTGGTGCCCGCGTGACGGGTGTCCATGACGATCTTGCCAACGCGGATGCTGTCACCCTCAGCCGTGAACACCTCGCCCAAGTGGAACGGGGCGTAACCCTTGCGGGAGCGGGGTGCCAGGACGCAGGCGTTCATCGTCACGTCACGGTGGCACTCGTTCCAAGCGGCCAGGTGCCCGAACACCCGACCGCTCGGGTCCACCGACAGTGGGGTCTTGCTGGACAGTTGTGGGTCATCGAACCACTTGCGGGGTGGCGCGACCGGGAACTGCCTCGTGGTCCGCACAGCGTACTCGTAGTCGTCCATGCTCATGTCCTGTCGCTCGGTGTCCACGACCACCCCGTAGCGCTTGAGGGCAGCCGCGATCCGGCCCTTGATGGCCTTCAGTTCGTCAGGGCTGTACTTGGCCGCATTGTCAGCCTGGTTGATGTAGGACCAGGCGGCACGGCAGTGCTCCTCCGAGTCCAGGGGGTAGCGCTTCTTGCCGTCGTCCTGGTAACCGGGGTCGGCGTACTTGACGTCCCCGTACGGCTCCTTTGGGTCGGCCGCATAGGTGATCGAGTTGCTGTCGACACTCATGCCCTGCTCCCTCGCAGTGACTGCTGCCGGGCTGTCCCATGGTGCCCGGATGGACGAGTCGTTGAACGCGGACGCCATCTCCGGGTAGATCTCCGAGATGACCCCGCGCAGTGCCGCCTTGTCCCTGTCCGGCACGTTGGGCAGCCCGCCGTGCGCCCCGGACAGCAGGGCGGCAGCCGCGTAGATGGCGTGGTAGACCATGGTCAACCGGCCGTTGATGATGTCCCCGACCGGGAGCCGGTAGCTGGTCACGTCGGTCTCGGGCAGCCGGTCGTCACGCCACATGAACGCCTGGCGCAGCTTGGCAACGTCCTGGCCACCACTGGACCATGCGGTGATCCGCTTGACCGCGTCGTCGTTGTCGAACACGGCCTCACGCACCGCTAGTGGGAGCCCGTGCCACCCGGACGGGTTGACCGCGAACGCCTGGCCAGGAACCTCTTCCACTGCGGCCTCACCACATCCGCAGTCCGGTGTGTCCTCGTCCATGACCAGAGCAGAGTGATCCATGTCTGGGTCGTCATCGGGCCACTCCCCCTCGGTCAGGTTGACCAGTCTCATGCCGTCGAACGCGGCGATCCGCACGAGGGTGGCCCCACCCACGGTGAACAGGGTGATGTGTTCGTCGCCGGTGTCCGGGTTGAGGGTGACCCGCATCCGACCGCCCGGGTCCACACTGGCCCCAGCCACACCCTGCTCAACGAGGTAGCGGGCCTCGGTCACCTCGGGGACGATGCTGGCATCCAGCCAGTCACCCCAGCCCCACATGAACTCCTGGCCCGTATGGTCGGGACCGACACCCACACCGAGGATCCGACCCACGGTGACCGCACCCGCATGGCCGTTGGCGTCCACGCGACGGTGGGCCAGAGGTAGTGGCAGGACCCGGTGGTCCAGGGCGCCGTGCTCGAAGATGCGCGACCGGCCTGGTTCCCCTGTGGGCCGGTTGATGGGCGCCAGGGGTCCGGCCCACAGGTCGTCACCGAGGACCTGCTGGGATGCCAACAGCACCTGTGCGGCGGCAAGGAGGGCCTCGGGTGGTGCCTCCATGGCGTGCTCGGCGCTGCCGTGGCCCGGTGGCCCGCCTGTGGCCTTGGTGTGCAGGATGTTGCACAAACCCTCCGGGTTCAGGGGGAAGTGTCTGCGCAGTGCCCTTACACACCTTTTGAAGTCACCGGGGGATTTCCATCGGATCTTGGCGGCACCCTTACCGGTGAGCCAGTAACGCTGTAGCGCCAATGGCATGCCCCGGGCCGGGTTCGGGTCGACCATCAGCGTCCCCTCTCCTCGTTCACGATCACCAGGTCACAGCGGCAGCCGCACACCTCGTCAGCAGGTCCCATTGGATCACCTGGAAAAAGAATCCCATAGCCGCCGACGTTGAACAGTTCCGTCAACCCGAGCACCTGACCATCGACATGGCGATGGGTGGCCCGGACCCGCTTGTCCTTCTCCGTGTCCCAGCGCTTACGCAACAGGCGACCAGTCACCCGGGACTGCTCCATCCCGGCACCCAGGGTCCCTGCCCCGTAGGCCCGGGTCGTCTCGGTCACGGCGATGTTGCGGGCACGACCGGGCCAGTTCGGCGAGCCGGTCCACGTGAGCACGTCGTCCACGGCGGCAGCGGTAGCCTCGATGTCACCACCCCCGTTGACGGAGTCGATGATCGCCTCGAACACGAGGTTGTACACCTCGTCCGGGATGGCGACGAGGAAGTTGCGGGTCTGGGCCAACTGGGAGATGACGAACGCATGGCGACTGACGACCGGCACATCGGTAGCCTCGGACCAGGCTTGGAACGCTATCTTGCCGATCTCGCTGAGGATCGTGGAGTCAACGTCCGTGGTCCAGGCGTCCTGGACCTGGTACACGCCGCTTGGGTCCGGTTGCAGCCGATGCTGGACCCAAGGACGCATTACCGCTTCACGAGCCATCTGGAGCCAGGACCGCAGGGACCGGCTGACGACCTGGTGAAGGTTGTCTTCCGCGCTGTCCCTACCCATGGTCCAACAATCCTCTGTCCCGAAGTTCGATTCCTAGTCTCTCGGGTAGATGGGGAAGTCCAGACACCAGGAGTTTGACGCAGTAGTCGTCCAGTGTCTGGCGTAGCTCCTCATGGTCGACGGTCAGGTTGACCGCATCGGCGACGAGGGCGAACTGGCCCCACGCACCGGCCAGGACCCTCTGTGCCCGGTCCACACCACCGACGGGGATGACGGTGTGCAGGTCGTGGTGCGGGGTGTCCTTGAACTGGCCGCGTGTGGCCGGGGTGAGCAGCCGCTTCCCGGCGACCTCCAGGGCACGCAGGACGGTGGCGTTGGCGATACCGAACGTGGTCATGGCGCTGGCCACGGACGCGGACGCGGTCACACCTGGCGGTTGGGCAGGTCCTCCGGGGGCGTTCTGCGCCTCGGAGGGTCCCAGCGGTATCGGGCCACCCGGCGTGGGGGCGATCCCGGTGGGTGGGGCCGGTGGCGGGGGCGGACCGGCGCCGGGCTGACCTGGTGCCGGGGCGGGAGCGACCATGGCGTCAGCAGGGAGCATCTCCTCGGTGACACCCGCGAGGACGCGGATGGCGGGCATCTGGATCTGGGCGGGGTCACGCAGCATCAGTTCCTTGATGAACCGCATGACCGTCTCCTTCTCGCTGGGGGCAGCACTGATCGCGTAGTCCCCGGCAAGGAGCACCTCGGCAGCCGACACGACACCCTTGTCGTACAACTCCAGGGTGTCCTTGAGCCGTTGCGGGCGCACAGTGAGTGGAGCGGTGTCGAAGTGGAACACGTACCGGTCCGGGTCGACCTTCATCGACTTGAGGGCCGGCTTCAGGTAGGCCGTGGTGAGCGCGTCACAGATGCGGGTCATCAGCGGCTCGATGTGGACCTTGATCTGTCCCTCAACGATCTGCCACGCACCCCAGTGGTTGGCCTCGGCCGCACCGGTCAGGATCGACGGGTCGATGTCCATGGCGAGGGCGAACCTGCGGATGGCCTCCGAGCGAAGGTCGAGTGCCTGGCGGGACAGTTCGGAGGTGAACTGGATCAGGTCGATCTTGCCCAGGGCCTCGATGGGCATCTCCACGAACGTGGGCACCACACCTGCGGCAGTGCCGTCCCCGCGAAGGGACGCCGCACCGGTCCGCATGAGTTTGGTGGTCAGCGCCTCGGCCCCGGTCAGGTTGTCGTCCTCCTCGGGGAATGAGATCTCCTTGGGGATGGGCATGAGGCCAGCGGACACGAGCCGGGAGTCGATCTGGGCGAACACGTACCGGGTCAACCGTTCGATCTCGAACAGCATCGGCATGGCAGCCCGGGTCGGTGAGTCGGCCCAGTACATGCGACGCGGGTGCGGTGTCCAGATACGGATGATCACGTCGTTGTCCGGGTCCAGGGTCTCCTTCTGCCCGTCCGGCCACACGATGGAGACGTTCTGGCCCCACCGCTTCAACTCCGAGCAGGACACCACCATCCACTCGTCGTTGTCGGGGTCGTCCGTGCCCCGGCCGACGATGTAAGCGTCACCGGCGATGGTCAGGTTGATCCCGAGCATCCGTAGCGCCTCGGCCTTGGACGGCGGGGAACCGAACAGGGTGTCAGCGAGCCCGGCGACCTTCTTCTTCGTGGTCTCCTGCTGGATGCGACCGTTGTCGTCCACATCGGCCACGTAGATCCGTACCCTGGAGCACGCGGACCCGATCCAGTTGGCCACGAACCGCAGTTCACCGATCAGGTCGTAGAGACGCCACGCCTCCTGCTGCCAGGAGTCGTCCCCGAAGCGGTAGGTGCGCCACCCTTGACCGTCGAGCTTGTTGGTCAGCCTGGCCGCTGAGGCGACCAGGCTCTTGGGGGTGGCGTGGATGTCAGGGGCGCTGGGGGCTGATTCGATGGCCTTGTGCCGCCCGAAGCGTGGCATTCAATCACTCCTTTGACACAAGGAACCCGGTCACGTAGGACGCTGCGGGGACGGAGAGGACAGCCAGGAGCCAGGAGCCCCCGGCCAGGAGCACAGTGGCGGGCATGACCAGGAGTGCGACCCACATGGATGAGCACCAGTCACAGTGGACCAGGTACACCTGCCACGACTCCTCATGCCACCTCCTGACAACTAACTGCCGCAAACGCACTGTCAACTGGTCGGTCGTCACCAGCCGGGTGATCCTGGTGACTGCCAACATTGCCATGATCACTGTAAGAACGAACACTGTGCCCCCTATACCGTAATTGACCAAGGTGTGCAAGGTCTACCCGAGTAGCTTGGACAGGTCGTAGAAGGACTGGTTGAGGCCCAGGTCGTACTGGCTCGGGTCGGCGATGCGCATCTCACGCTTCTCGCCAAGTATGAGTTGCAGGCAGGCATGGACCATGGCGTCCATGCGGTCCGGGGACTCCCGGGTCGACTGGGGGTCGTACAGGACCATCTGGTCCTCAAGTTCGGGGAACTCGCCCACCATGTGCAGTCTTCCCTGCTCACCGCGCATAGCGACCGGCTCGGCCCGCGTCTTCTTGCCGTGGGAGGCGTGGACCGGCTTCATCGGCGGGGTCGTGTTACGGGGGAACACCCCCGTGTCCACCATCTCCAGGTACGCGTCCTGGAGGACCTCTTGCAGGTACCGCTTGCCGAGGTTCTCCTCATAGGCCAGCATGTCCGCACCGAACTCTGCCACGGCCCGCCACGCGGCCAGGGCTGCCTGGCGCCCAGACCCGGCGATGGTGCGGTCGGCCAGGACGTACAGGTGACCGTTGGCGGCACGGCACGCCACCACGATGCCGGTCTCCGCGTCGTTGCCGGTCAGGTTGGGGTCCATGCCCACCACAGTGGACACGATGGCGTCGGGCACGTCGGTGACACGGTTCTTGAGGATGTCGGAGCGGTTGAACAGGCCACCACCGGACAGTTCGATCAACTTGCCGTACAGTTCCTGCTCCCCGAGCAGGGTACCGTGGTAGCGCTTCTTCAGTTCGTTGAGCACGTGCGCGGACAGGTTCGTGGAGTTGTCGAACGTGGACCCGGTGATGACATGTACTGTCCCGTCATCACGTGTCAGCCACTCCTGTAGCAGCTTGATGGGCTTGGGGGTGGTGGTCACGAACGCCCGTGGGTGGTCCCCGATCAGGTCGGCACGCAGGGACGGCATCAGCCCCTCGTACCACGTTGCGTCCGGTTTGACCCACTTGGCAATTTCATCGCAGTTATGAACTTCGATGTCTCCGCTGCCCGCAAAGAAGCTGTGAGCAGCGGAGACAGTCAAATCGTAGACGTCACTTCTTCCCCATGGCTCGACGCCTAACAGTCGCGTTCCGTGTGGCGATGATGCCCGCTTTTCGCTGGCACTCCCCCGGGCAGTACTTGGCACGCATTCCGTGGCTCCGAAAGTCAGCACCGCACAGACCGCAGGTGACGACCCGTGGTGGCTGGTCCTTGCGACGTTCCCAGTAGGCAGCCATCCGAGCACTGACTGCCTCGGGTTGCTGGTGGTCTCGCCACGAGTCGGTGCGCTCCTTGGCACTGAGGCTTCGGTGCTCTGACCGGGCAAGCAGTCGCAGGTTCTCCATTCGGTTGTCCCAGCGCTTGCGGTTGATGTGGTGGACCTCGTGGTCGTCCGGGATGGGCCCGTTCGCTGCTGCCCACAGTTCCCGGTGCAGGAGAGTGCCACCACGGCTGTAGTAGTGGCCAGCACGCTTGTTGAAGTACCAGACCTGGTCTCGCCAGACCTGGTAAGCGGGTTCAGTCGAGTGTTCGGGGTCGCTGATTCCATTTCCTGACATGTGTACAGCATGTCATATGGCCCCAGTTCCGAGGCTCGTACCCACCCTCTATTGGTCCGTACCCGGTGGCCGGCGGTCACGACCACCGAGCCGGATGTCGTGGTCACCCTGACCACCGGTACGTCCCGACCGGTACAGGCAGCAGCGGTCACCTGCTGCCAACCGTCACGAGTCAGGACCATGTCCCCCGGTCGCACCTGGTCAATTCTCTTGCGACCCATGTCGGTGACAACCGTCTGGTCAGCAGCCACACAGAGGATGCCGGCTGCGTTGTAGCCACGACCGGTGTCCTCGTCGTCCGCGCCCTCCAGGTAGATCTTCTGTCCATCCGGGAACAGGAACATGGGCCGGGGGGTCTGCTTGTACCGGTGGTCGATGCGACGACGGATGAGGACGTTACGGATGCCCGAGGGACCGTCGGCGTTGATGGTCCTGGCGTCGGACAGGGTGTCGGCCACCACGAGCCACTCGGTGGGGATCCCGTGCCGGTCGAAGGGGTGCTGCTGGACCCTCTCCACGATCCACTCGGAACCTGACCTTGACTTCCCGGCACCACGTCCGGCCATGTACAGGTAGATGAGTTCCGGACCAGAGGTTGGACGCTGCTCGGGGCGTGCGGTGAACCACCACTCGCCCCGGTTCATCTCCTCGATGACCTGCTCAGGCAGGGATGCCAGCAACGCAAGCCGCTCCTGGCGTGGCAGGATGGCAATCTGCTGTGCGATGGACAGTCCCATGGAAGATCAATGTACTCGACCCTTGCGGACCGGGGGGAGGGTGTGCTTATAATTGGGGCGCCACTGACACGCATGGTCAGCAATACCCAGGTTCGCGGGAGTCACCTGGGGCACAAGGCACCCGCACCTAACTTGATACTCGCAGGGCACGACCTTGGGCCTGCACGCTGTTTGCTGATCCCTTCCGGCGTGTTGGCTGATGAGGGGAGCCCTGCGAAGGACCCCCTCGGAGTTGCCGCTCTGAGGGGGTCCTTTTTATGTCGGAGGGTAGGGATAGCGTGGTCAACATGGTGGACAGCGAGACGGACCCGGTCGTCCTGGGGCGCAGTGTCGTGGTCAACGGAGCCCTGGGGGAGTTGCGCAGCACCCTGAAGTGGTCGTGCAACGCGATGGCTGAGGCCCTGGCCGTGTCACCCATCACCTACGGCAAGTGGGAGCGGCGCCCGGACACGAGGCTGTGGACTGGGACGGCCAGGCGTGTGGGGGACTTCTACCGCCGTGCCGCCCAGGAATTGGTGGATGTTGAACTCATCGATGAGTTTACACCTTTCTATAAGGTGGCCATGTACCTGGGTGTGCCGCAGGAGATGCTGGTCAAGGGCTACCGGCAGGGCCGGTACGAGGGGGAGGACTGGGGAGTGCTGGGACTGTGGATGCATCGTGACGACCTGGCCGAGTTGACCGGTCGCCGATGAGCAAGAGACCCCTCACGTGTGTGGCCTGCGGGGAACCCCTGGTCCAGTACGACCCGAACGTGTTCGTCCACCCGGCCTGCGACCCGTTCAACGTGGCCGACGAGTCCGAGGCGGACTGGGTCAAGGCCGAGATGACCAAGATCATCAAGTGGGCGGACTCCAACTCGCCTCGCTCGTTGCAGACCAACCTGGGACCGTCCGAGCTTGGCAGTCCCTGCGACCGGCGCCTGGGCTACCGGATGGCTGGGACGGCTGAGTGCAACAACAACCGTGACCCGTGGGCGGCGATCGTGGGTACGGCGATCCACAAGTGGTTGGAGGACGCCACCAACCGGTGGTGCACGGCCCACGCCAACACGGACTGGGTGACGGAGAAGGGCATCGAGATCTCCGAGGTCGTGTCCTCGCACCCGGACCTGTTCAACGTCCCCAAGGGCATGGTGATCGACCACAAGAGCGTGAGCGCGGACCGGATGAAAGAGGTCCGCAAGGACGGTCCACCGATCGGCCACCAGGTCCAGGTGCACACGTACGGGTACGCGTACGAACGCCTCGGGTACAGGGTCAACACGGTGGGACTGGCGTTCTACCCCCGGTCAGGGTGGCTGCGGCACATGTACGTGTGGAC